ATTATCTAAGGTACATCGTATGCAGAGTGCTAATGTTTTCTACCTCCTATCAGCCAGTGCAAAATATCTAATCTTATCCTTCACGTAGTAACCTCTTTCTTCCGCTGCTCACGTTTGAATACGGCATACTCTTGTTTTATCATTCGGGTCAGCCAAGGTGACGGTTTTCGGTCGTCGGTGGCTGCCATTTCGTTGAGCATGTCTAGGGTCTCGTTGTCGGTATACCAGTTGAATCTAACTTTCATTGTCACGTCCTTCATATAATTAGTGCTTACATTATACGTATAAAGGGCGCTGAAAGCAAACGATATTCCTGTATAACTATCTGGTAGCGAAATATCTTGTCAAGACCTCGCCGTTTGATATTCCCATCTGTTATTGTATAAATCTCGTCGTACATTCTAGCGACTAGTGTTATTAATTAGTTATTTTACGACGTGCGTAATATACGCATAAAGTGAGGGCATATATCTGTCAGGTATTTAACAGGGGTGGTTTTGACAGTTCAGTAATATATGTCAGTTCTGAAATTATGTTATAAGTATACAAACATGGCGACTGTAAAAAGTAATACGGTGGCTATGTTGACCCGGAATCTAAAAGTTTTATTCATCTTTTTCCTCGATTTTTGTTCTTGCGACTTTGCCGCACGGCTTACATAGCAGTATGGCATTGGTAACTTTTTCGTGCAGTTTGTTGTCGCCGGGATTGATTGTCAGGAACTCGGTTTCCCGGCTGACGTATATCCAATTGTGCTGATGTTCGCCCGCTTCATCGTCGGGCTTGGAATTTCGTAGCTTGAAATCGTCTATTCTCATGTCAGACCTCCAACAATAAATGTAAGTTGAGCCACAGTAGGAAGGCTGAGAAGATTAGGAATATCAGGGCGTTGCGCTTCACGAGCCGCCAGGTATACTCTGACAGCGTGCCGCCATCGTACTTGGTTTCTTCGTTGTTGTCGTTCATCTTCCTAGCCAGCAGCAGGGCGGCCGCCTCGAAGACTATGAACAGGATGATCCAGCCGGTCCATATCAGCGCGAAGATAGTTTGTAATGATAGGCCGAACATTTGCATTAGTAACTCCTTTGTTTTTATATTTTGCGACATTAGTTTTAATAACCTTATGCATATGTTATATCACACTGTGCATATTCTACACTTAAAGGGCGTATATTTATTAGATATATTCATGTTGTATTATGCGCATAATGGGAGTATAGTTTAGTAGTAAATATATAATCGAGGCAATTATGAAACAACATGAACACAAACCAGTCACCCAAATGAAAGAAGTACCTTACATGGCAGACGGTGAGCCGAAGTTATATCGGATCATGGAGTACGTCTGTTCAATCTGCGGCAAGGAAATCAACGGCCACGACACTGAACAGGACCGGATAGATATGAAAGCTAACGATTACCACGACGATTCAGACCCTTATACGTTATAATAAAACAGGCAACAGCCCTCTACAGTTGCCGTTTAGTTTATCCACTTGACCCTCATTGCTACAGTGAGGGTTTTGTGGTTATTGAGATTCTGTCGCAATTATCTAACTAATTAATTCTGCGATGTTGTTGCAATATTGTAACTATGTATTGACAAAATAGCAATACTTTGCTATAATGTACGTATGATAAACATCATACAAAAACCACAAATCAAAATCTACCGCAACGGCAACTACGACCGAGTTGCCACATGGAAGCCGGTGTTACAGCGCCAAGTAGTCGATACCTTGCTCAAGATGGATTACTGGATCTCTAAGCATGAATGGCCTAGTACCGAGGAAGCACGCAGCGTGTTAGAATAACCCTGCAACCTTATGCGGTTGTTCATTTGCGATTGAGCCACCCCACCCTCCCGGTGTGTCGGCTCTTTCGTTTTTTATGGTATATTTTCAGTGGCGTGTATGTGTCCGCGAACAGCCTATTGACTTATAGCGGTCCGGTATTTGCACTTTTTGCTCCTAGTGGAATTGCAACCCTTACGGAGAATAGCTGGCACGCCGCTTCCATAAGCAGCGCCTAACACCCCCTTTGGTGAACGGCGCTGCTTTTTTGTACACATGCTGTGGATAGAAACCGTGCATAACCGTAGCGTTTTGTACTGTGTGATTTGTCACTTTTTTGCTATGATGAAAATCTAAGGCGCTTAATTTGCGTGGTTGCTATAGCCCCTTAGTTTCGCAAACTAACCAAGGGGTTTGATTTGTCTTGTATCTTGTGGTAGCATGTAGCTAACCACGTAAGTTAAGCCAAAAGCCCCAAGAAGAAAGGGGCTTTTTCTATGGAACAAGGATGGATCAAGACACATCGCAAGATGTTAGACAACGTGTTCTTGATGCAGGATAATAACGCTTTCATGGTCTTCAGCAAACTGTTGCTAATGGTGAACAAGAACACCGGACAGATTGCAACCGGGCGTAACCATTTAGGTGAGGCTGTCAACCTTAATCCACGCACATTGTACGACGTTATAATCCGGCTTGAAAATGAACACCTAATCAACATCACTTCCAACAAGCGATACAGTATAATTACTATCTGTAATTGGAGTAAATATCAATCTAGCCCAACAGGTCACCCAACAATGAGCCAACAACAGCCCAACAATGAGCCAACAACAGCCCAACACTATAACAAGAAAGAGAAAGAGAAAGAGAATAATATAAATACTATTGTCGATTTGGATAAATCCAAACGACTGGACGTGTTGGAAGTATTTAATTTTTATGTTATGAAATTCCAATCGCCACAAACCAAACTCAGCAACACGCGTAAATCTAAAATCAGGCAGCGACTCAATGACGCAGGCAAGGAAATGCTTCTAAAAGCAATTGATAACACTAGCCGGTCGCCACACCACCGCGGAGACAACGATAGGGGATGGAAGGCAAACATAGATTTTATCATCAGGTCATACGAGCAAGTAGAGCGGCTTAGTGAGCTGGATGTCGAGGCAGTCAGTACCAGTAAACAAGAGCGGCCTAATCTCGAAGAAGTCAGGAGTTTGTTATGAGGGGAGAAAATGCTAATCCGCCTATGCCGTGGCAATGGGTAATCGGCAAATGGACAGGCGACCTGGCATCGTCAGTTATCAACCATGCCAATGCGGGAATCACATATTTTTCACTGGACCAGGGCAGGCAAGGGAACCAACCGTATATCATGGCCGCATTCCGCCGAGTAAAAGATTCGCCGGTGCCTGAGCATCTAAGCATAGCTGATGAACACATCGCCCGCAAACTGGACAGACGGCTAGAAGAAAGACACCCGTATCTGAGGGATCAGCCATGAAAGACCTAGCCGCCAAAGAAGCAGCCATAGCATTGTTGGTATTCATCCTGGTAAGTATCTTGGTATTTCTGGTAACACTGAGACAATTCGACCGTCACATGTTTTACAACTGGTGCAGCCGTTACCGCGACCATTCAGGGCAGGAGATGCGGTTTGATGATGCTGTGTTTGGTTATGAGTGTTACACGTTGGTAAATGGCTCATGGGTGACAGCCAACAGCCAGTTAGAATCATGGGATGAGGAATAGTTGTGGTACAATTACGGCAATATGGGTAAACTCACAGACACACCAAAGAGCAAGGCCGTAGCCAGGAAGGGTAGGGCGGTAACGGGTGAGGTGGTACGACAAGGACGCCCGACAAAGTTCAGCCCGGAGCTGGCCGCAAGTATTTGTGAGATGTTGTCGGAAGGCATGAGTCTGCGGACAGTCTGTAAACACGAGGGTATGCCAGCTATGAGTCAGATTTTTAATTGGTTGAATTTATACCCAAGTTTTCAGGAGCAATACACCCGCGCGAAAGAAGAAGCAGCCGACGCGTTGAGTGAAGATATCCAAGCTATTGCCGACGGAACGCTGAAAGGTACCTATGACCCCATGGCTGCCCGTGTCGCCATCGACGCCTACAAGTGGACCGCCAGTAAACTCAAGCCCAAGAAATACGGTGACAAGGTTGATTTGACCACGAATGGTAAAGACCTGCCAAGCCCGTTACTCGGTGGCATTGTAATCGAAGATAAAACCCTGGAAGGCTAGTATGTCGCACAATACCAATTTTACGACATCAATTTACAGAGGTGATACCTTTGAGGGTAGTACCGCTACGCTATATCTGGTGTAGCCATGTACCAAGTCGTCACTGCCACTCACAAGATTCTCGGCCTCAAGAAACGCATCCGAGCCGTCGCCGGCGGCACATCAGCCAGCAAGACCATCAGTATCCTCATGGTACTCATCGACTACGCCCAGACGAAGCAGGACCGCCCCAAGCTCATCAAGATCGTCAGCGAAGCCTACCCACACCTAGAAGACGGAGCCATGCGAGACTTCAAAGGCATCCTGCAAGACCGCAATTACTGGAAAGAGGACCGCTGGCACGGCACCAAGCACATGTATACCTTCGAGACGGGCAACGAAATCCAGTTCGCCAGCATCGACACCTACGGCAAGGCCCACGGACCCCGGCAGGACGTGCTGTACATAAACGAAGCCAATAACCTCGACTACAAGATAGCCGACCAGCTGATAACACGTACCCGTGAGTTCGTCTACCTCGACTGGAACCCAAGTGAAGAGTTCTGGTTCTACACCGAAATGCTGCCGAGCAGGGATGATATCGACTTCCTGACCGTCACCTACAAAGACAACGAAGCCCTAGATGCCATCACCGTCAACGAAATAGAATCCCACCGCAACAACAAAGCCTGGTGGCAGGTCTATGGCGAAGGCCAGTTAGGCGAAGTCGAAGGCCGTATCTACACCGGCTGGCAGATCATCGACGAAATACCGCACAACGCCCGCATAGAGCGCCGTGGGCTGGACTTCGGCTACTCAATGGATCCGGCAGCCATTGTCGACGTGTATTACTACGACGGTGGCTATATACTCGACGAAAGGTTATACCAAGTCCAATTTGATAACTACAAGCTGGCTCAGTTCATCAAGAACCTCGACAACCCTGGCACCTTGGTAGTGGCCGACAGTGCAGAGCCTAAGAGCATAGCCGAGATAGCCCAGTTCGGTGTCGGCGTCAAAGAAGCAGACAAAGGCGCCGGCAGCAGGCGGCGCGGCATCCAGCATGTTCAATCCCAACGTATTAGCGTAACTAGCCGTAGCTACAACCTGCTCAAAGAATACCGCCGTTACTTCTGGAAGTTCGACAAGAATGACAAGCAACTAACCGAACCGGAAGACGGCTTCGACCACCTTCTTGACGCCGCCCGCTACGCCCTAGAGTCCTTGCGTCCCCAACAGAATCCTGTCAAAGCATTTAAACCAAGAGCCATGCTCCAAAGGAAATATAACCGTGTGGTACAATAGCCATAATCCAGGCTGGATAGAGACGACAAGTGGCGAATAAGAAGAAGACCGACGACGAGACGTTGAAAAAAGTGTTGGACGACATTAAGTTGTCGTGGGATTACACCTCAAGCGCTTGGCATAGCCGCTGGAAGGACAACCACGACCTGTACAACGGCAACCGTACCAAAGTCGGGTATCAGGGTATCACCGATAGCTTCGTGCCGATGTCGTTTATGACCGTCGAGACTCATACATCCGCCATATTCGGCATGAAGCCGAAGATTGCCTACATGCCGCCCAGTACCAAGCCCGACCAGAAGACCGACATACTCAATTCGTTATACGACCACTTCTTCGAGCGCGACCAGTGGAGCCTGAAGAACATACAGATTGGACGCTCGGCGTTCAAGCTAGGCATGGGTATCGCCTATTACTACTGGGAAAACGACCATCCCTGCAAGATAGTCGTGCCAATCCGCGATTTTATTATCGACCCGACATCCACCAACGGCGAGGATGCCCGCTACATGGGGCGGCGCTACCTGATTACCAAAGAACAACTGGAAGAATACGAAGTCGTTGACTTGGATAACCCAGTGATGAGTCCACCAGAGATAGACCCCATGACGGGCGAAGTCATCCCCGGCGAAGTCCTGGAATATCCGATGAAAAAGAAGTACACCAACCTCGACAAGATAGAAGCTCAAGGCTCCAAAGGCGACAACACCGACAAGCAAGAAAAAGACATGTGGTACGGCAGCACCATGACCGACCCGGCCGACAACCAGATAGAGGTCATCGAGTACTGGACGATAGACAAAGTGATTTCGATTGCCAACAGGTCGGTAATCATAGAAGACAACGATAACTACTTTCTGTCAAAAGCCAAACAGAACGGCGACCCTTATCCGAAAGGCCTGATGCCCTATGCCTGGGCGCGAGACTACACCGATGAGAGCCTGTTCTATGCCAAAGGCGAAATAGACATCATTGCCGACGAACAGGAATTGCTGAACGACCAGACCAACCAAAGAAACGATGCCATAATTTATTCATTGAATCAAATGTATACTCTCGACCCTAAATACGGCGACTTGATAAACGAAATCGAGAACATCCCCGGTGCCGTCTATCCCGTCGAAGACGGGGCGCTAGTGCCTATCATTAAAGGCCAGATACCGGCCGACAGCTTCAACGAATCCCTGAACCTCAAGAACGAAATCAGAGAAACCACCGCCACCAACGAGGTCATATCGGGCGGCAGCAGCCAGGCCAAGTCCGACCCGACGGCTACGGAAATAAACGCTCAGATGGCCGGAGCCGGGCAGAGGATCAACCTGAAAGTCACCCAGTTCGAAAACGAGTTCTTCCACCGTGAAGCCAGAATCGTCTTCGCTATGATAAAGCTCTACATCACTGACCCGATGTTAGTCAGGATACTAGGCAAGAATGGCGCGACCACCTACGAGCTGTTCAACCCCGAAGATTATGCCGAGGGCGAATACGAACCGCGTGCGCAACTGGATATAACCGTCCAGAACCGCAAACAAGAAGAAGCCATGCGTACCAAAGAACTATTGGCAGCCTTCTTAGGCGACCCCGAAATCAACCAGGCCGAGCTGAAAAAGATGGTGCTGATGCGTTCATTCGACTTGGACCCGGATGAGG